TATTAATCATAATTATAACTCCGAATCTAAGGCTAGATTACCACCTGTTGTTGTAGCACTAAACCAACCTGATTCACCTCTAGTAATAGCTATATCATCTTGGTTAGCTATTCTTCCTTTTCTTGTGCTAGCTCCTTGCAAAACAAAACTATCAAAAGTATCTAAATTACCTGCATTACTATAATTATAAAAACCAGAGCCAGAAGCTTGGTCTAAACTTGGAGCAGCTCTCATTTCTTTTATAAAATCTAAAACACCATACGCTCTATCTGTTGCATATGCAGATGCATTACAAATAAGTTCAGCAGTACCATTTGTTCCTGTAGCAACCATTTGATAATACCTCTGACATCTGTCTAAATTTACATCAACAGGCAAGAACTCAAAATCAGATGCAGATGTTCCAGCTTCTAATTGTACTCCTGTAATGTAGAAATCATTTGATGTGCTATCTGCAAGGTTGACTTGACCTACTGCTCTGTTTGCTGATGTAGTAGCTTCCCAATCAGTTGCTAAAGTACCAGAATTAAAATCACTTCCAACACCTAACCAAAATGTACAAGCTAAACCTAAACCATTGTCATTATTAAATGAACCAGAACCATCTGTATCTCCAGAAACTGTTATTGTTTTTTTCTCCCAAGTATTAGAAGCATTAATTGTGTATGAATTACAAATTGTTCTACCGCCATCAAAGTTTCTTAATTCTGCTATATAAGTTCCTGTCTTTGTAGATTTTACCCAAAAAGATAAAGTTAGACTTTGTGCATTTGCTGTTCCGAATTTTAAATACTGTAAATTTGTGCTTCAACATATTGTTCAAATCTTATAAAATCTCCAGATGCTGGAGAAGCATCAGCAGTTGTACAATCATATTTAGATGAAGTGCTAAAACCTTGACCACTAGGTGTATCAGTTGATTGTGATACTGTAAAAGTTCCCATAGTATTAATTGGCATATTAAATCTATCTACTGTGTAATAACCAGAAGTCGTAATTGATTCAGAAGTTCCTCTTTGAGCAATACTCATATCTCCATTGATGATGATGTTTCTAAAGTTTTGTTGACTACCAGAAGTTAATTTTGGATTGGTTACATTTGCATCTGCTATTTTAGCTGTAGTAATAATTCCATCACTAACATCACTAGATGTTAATGGTTTGTTTGCTGGTGAAGAACCTATATATGCCATATTAATCCTATGTTATTTCCATTACTGATAATGAAGCGTCAATTTTAGCTGCCACTGAACAGTCTATTTTTAAAACATCTGTTGCTTGAATAATTACTTTTGAACCAGATAAAACTTCTAAAGAACTTCCAGCTGGAATACTTACATCATTAACTACTTTTACAGTTTCATTTGTTTCTGTATCTACTGTATCAGACTCAATTTGAACTGTTGCTGTTACTGCTGATGTGTGAATATTACAAAGTATTAATCCTAATACTACTGCTGTTGTACTTGCTTTTCCTGTATATAAAGTTAATGGTGTTCCAGCACTTGTTGGCATTGCACCATTGGTTTTTATTTTAAATATATTTGCCATTTATGTTTCTCCTATTATCCTAAAGCAATTGCTAAAGCTGTTGCTGTGTCAACAGATGCAAAACTTGCGTTGTTATTGATTAAAGTTACCACTCTTGATAAAGCAGCTTTTCTATTAGTTCCACCAGCTCCATCATCAACAATCATTAAATCTGATGTTGTTAAGTCTGCTCCAATATCTGAGCCACCATCAACATTTAATGCTGTTAAAGAAACTTTGTTTGCAGTTGCGATTGTTCCTAATTTTGTGTCTGCAATACTATTGATTGCAAGTGTAATATTTCCTGATGATGTAATAGGTGTATTACTAACTGTAAATTCAGATGCACCAGAATCTGCTATTCCTATTGATGTAACAGTTCCTGAATTACTAGGTGTAATAACAGTATAAGTAATTGAAGTTGAGCCTATTGATCCATCATTATCCGTTGTACATAAAAATATTTTATTATCATTAGTGCTTCCTTGATTAACAACAATCATCTGACCTGATAGTTCAGCTATTGTGTCAAATTGTGGATCTCTACTAGCAGTACCACTAGCTACAACAATATATAAACCATTTGCAGTTGCATCTGATTGGTCTTTAACTAAAACTCTATCTCCAGTAACTAATGTTACACCATCTAAAGTATCACCATTTTGAAGATCAGCAGTTAAATCTATATTAGCTGTCGTAGCTGCCTCTGCAATAATTCTAGTTCTTAATCCTGCAACAGCTTGGTCAACATAAGATTTTGTAGATGCGTCTGAGTTAGCAGATGGTTCACCTAATCCTGTAATTGATCCACCAGTTACTGAAACATTGTTTGCTGCTTGTGTTGCAATAGTTCCTAATCCTAAAGAAGTTCTAGCAGTAGCTCCACTTTCGGCTACCCAAGTTGATCCATTACCAACAATTAAATTTCCATCTGTGTTTGCTAAAGCTGCAATTGCAGTTAAGTCTGAATCACTATCTTGTTTAGCATCAATTTGAGTTTGTATAGCAGATGATACTCCATCAAGATAACCTACTTCAGTTGAAGTAACGGCACTAACAGATACATCTCCACTACCATCAGATACTAAAGCTCTAGCAGTTGTAAGATTTTCTAATTTAGATAAAGAAATTGCAGCAGAAGCATTTATATCTGCATTAACAATTGCACCATCTAAAATCTTAGCAGAAGTAATTGCTGAATCAGGAATCTTAGCTGTTGTAACTTGGTCATCTCCAATATGAATTGTATCAATTGAACCATCAACATATTGATCTGAGTTAACAGAGTTAACTGCCATTTTAGCAACTGTAATTTGTGAGTCTGCAATATGAATTGCATCTATTGAACCATCTACATACTGGTCAGAGTCAACAGAATTAACTGCCATCTTATCAACTGTAACCGCATCATCTGCAAGTTTAACAGTTGTAACTGATCCGTCTGCAAGAATAGCAGTTGATATAATTCCTGTTGGAATAGAATTATTTGTTTTTGATAAAGCACCAATATAAACATTTGTAATAGCTTCACTTGATAATGAACCACTATCCCAAGTTACATTTATAGTAGTGTTTGTAGAAAAAGTTGAACTAGAAATAGTTCCATAAATTGTTCCTGGAGTAGAAGCTGTTAATTTAATTCTTCTTCCAGCATGATAAATTGCTGTAACATTAACACCAGCGATTGTAAATGAAGTTCCACTTGCATAAGCTGCTGTAAAAGCTGCATCACCATCTCCGTACTCAACCCATTGACTATCATTATACCATTCTCTAGTATTCTTCATCAATGCTCTTATTGCATTATTCAGATTAGAAGGTAACATTCCCTCCGCTGTACTTATACCATTTAAATCTATGTTGTTAGCTTGGGTTGTTGAGTAATCTTTTATTCCTGCCATAATTTAATCTCCTAAAAACCAAGCATAAGCTTTATTATTTTCTTGATTTTTTTCGTTTATTAATGCGTTAATTGCTTCTTCAATTTGTCTTTGAAAAAATTCTTGTGTTTCAAAACTATATCTTACGTTATCTATATCACTTTTATCTGTCATCTCAAACCTGATTTTGATGCAATTAAATCTATTCCTTGAGCATCCTTCCAAGCTCCACCACTTGGTATTTTAATATTTACTTTAACGTATCTTCCAGATTGTCGTACTGGATTAACACCTGTAGAGTTCATACTTGAAGTAGTTGATTCAGTAACTGCATCTGTAAGTCTATCTCTTGTCTTAATAGTTACTGTCGCTGCAGCATCTACAATTGGTCTTACACTTGTTATAGACGATCTTAGTCCAGGAAACAACTCTAATTCTGTAGTTTCTATTTCTCCAACATTTTCTGTTCCTGAAAAAATAGCAGCTTTATAATCACTATCTATACCACCTAAAGCTAATTGTCCACCATTCCAAAAATCTGTGTCTAAAGAAATATTAATATTATCTAAATTTTCAGAAATAATATCCATCAACTCAACTGTATAAGCTCCAACGAATTGAGAAAATATTGTACTAGCATTAGCATTAGCAGACGACCATTTCTCAGTAGCATAATTATAAATTAAAACTTTATCACAAATTCCAGTAATATTTGCTGTGTCAGAAGATGAGGGGTAAAGCCAAATTGCTAATTGATTAAAAGGATCTACAGCAGCACAAATTCTATCTGAATATGCTTTGTTTAAATTAATATCAAAAAATCTATTTACTTTTTCTGCACCAATAGCTTTTACTGTATCTCCATTAATTTCAAAAAATCCATCATCAGCATAAAAAAATACTCTACGATTATCTTGACAAACTGTTCTTCCATAAACAGCTCCTCTATTTGGTGAGATCATTGACAATCTAAATACAGTTGAACCACCAACATAATCCATTCTAATTATAGAATTTTGTCTGAATACATAACTAATTTCTCCAGATGTTATATGAGTAATTTGTCCACCAGAACCAGGAAGTTGTTGACTATCTGATTGTTTAGTTCCTGCTTCCCAAGTTGCTAAATCATTAATTCCAGACCATTGTATTTTATTTGAAGCTGTTAAATCATTTCCAGTTACTAAAAAATCTCTTACTACTCCTGAAACTTTAAATATTGGAACTGTACCTGATGTTGCAATGTTAGATAGATTTGCAAAAACAGTTGACGTACCCATTAAATAATATTGAGGTGCATCTACACCATTACTTGCAATTACATAATTTCCAAATTGAGTAAAAGTTATATAATCTGTTGAAGCTCCTGTTAAAGGTGTTCCACCAATGAAATTTGTAGTTGTTAGTCTTACAGTATCTGTTGAAACATTTGTTAAATTTTCTCTACCAATAGTTGCTCTTGTTACTGTAACAACTGCATCCGTAACTGTTGCTGTAAAATCGGCATGAGCATGAATAGCAGTTTGTAAATTTGTTGCTGTAGTATTATTATTTGTTTGTACTTGAAATTCATTTGTAGATGGAGAACTAGACGTTGAAGTAAATACAATAGTTGAAGCATCATTTTTAGTTAAAGTAATAGTTTTTCCATCAGCTATATTTCCATAATCAGAAACTGTAATTGTACATGAAGCTTTAGCAGTAGATAATAATAATCCACTAGCACCTAACTCATTAAATGCTCCTCCAGTTAAAGTATAGAGAGTATCTTGTGTTGCTACGAAATTAAAAACGGTATTAGAATTATCTCTAAAAGAACCAGCTCCTCTTGAATCTTTTGGTAGAGCATTAGTAGAATAATTAACTAGAGAGGGAAATCTTTTATAAGAATTTAAAGCATAGTAAACATTGTTAGCTACATTAGCACCAGGATTATTATGTTCTGGTTGATCTGGTAGCCATTCGCCAAAGGGTACTTGCATTAATATTCCTAAACGTTGTTGTTTGTAGAAAATCTACTTATATCATTAAATGAACCTGCTACACTTACATCTGATCTTTGTTGTAAAGGTGCATTACCATAAGAATCTTCTTTGTCATTTCTATCAAGTCTTTCCAAAGCCGTTTGATACATTTTTTCCCATTGTCCAGCTTGATTAGGCTCAATACCACCTAAGAAATTAGAAGCATGATATAATGAACCATATAAATAAATAGCTGGGTGATTTGTTAAAATATAATTTGAAGTGTTTGTAACTGATAGTGGATCAAATTCTTTATAGTGATTTATAATTCCTGAATATGAAGATGATGGTACTGGAGCAAATCTTAAATTATCTCCTAAGATTGTATAAGTAGAAGGCATACCAGTTGATGATGTTCCTTTAATCTGATCCATTTGAGATGGAGTAATATAATTTAAAGCATACTTAACTCCACCTTGTAAAATATAAAAATCTCTTACTTGTAAAAATCCTGTTGGTAAAGTTACTAATTCAGAATCAACTGTAATTGAAGATTGAGTAATCATTTTTCTAACTCTTAATTTAGAATTAAAATCTTTTTCTGCTAAGACAATAAAGTCTTCCGCTATCTCTGTTGTTAGATCAGTTCTATTTAACCAATTTGCAAGTGATGTTTTTAAATCTGAGTAAGTTGCTAATGCCATTATATATTACCTTCTGCTGTTTTAAAGTATTGAAACTCATTACTATTCAATTTTGTTTTTAATATTTTATTCTGTACTTCTGGTGGTAAACCAAACCAATTATTACTACCATTATACTCTTTTGCCCAGACACTTAAAGCAATAGTTGGAATACTAGCAACTCTTTTTAAATCTCTTGATTTAGAATAACCATCATTTAAATTTAATAGTTTTTTATTATGTTCTAAGTGAGGAGTTATATTAACTTCTTCCTTAGTAATAATTTTACCTTCCATATCATCTTGTATGTAAGTAGTTTTTTGTAGTCCATCTAATACTGTATCTTTTCTCATTATTTGCCTTGACCTTTATATCTATTCTGACTTTTTTGCCTACACTCAGATTTGTTCTGAGATTTCTTATGGCAACCTGGTCGTTTTTATTCTGATCTCTTTTTACATAAAATGCAAAATTTTGTTTAGCCATTAGCCAGACATTTCAGTAATAGAAATTTCAGCAGTACCAATAAAAGCTACTTTTTCACCTGGTGAAACTTTAAAAATTTCAGGTTGGTCAGCAGGTATAAAGATAGTTGATGAATCAGCAGTTGCAACAGCAGTTGGGTTTGCACCGAATAAAATATAAACATCAGCAGTTGCTGCTATTCTTACATATTCAGTTTGTGATCCAAAAGCACTAGATTGAGCAGATGTTCCATCACTTGTTTTACCTTGATGTGTTATAGGTCTTAGTCCGTAATTAAAACTCATTTTATTTCTCCATTAGTTAGTAAGGGGGAAGTACCGCTAGGTAAGATCCCCCAAATATTGTTATATCTTATTATCTTCTAATAACAAAAGTTATTTCCATTTTAGAAGCGTTTGTAGATCCACCGTTAGTAATACATTCAAGTGCTGAACCTTCATTTACATTATTTAATGCTGTAGGTTCTACTTCATATTGTTTTCCAGCTGAAGCTGTTGCAATATGACTTATTGCACCAGAAGTACAAGCTACACCGTCTATTTCAAAAGTAACAGCTGCAGTTCCAGTAGTGGTTGCTTTGTTGTGAGCAAATATTTTAACTATTCTACCAGCGTCTGGTATAACTACAAAAGTAGATGATGCAGTTGATACGTCAGGTATTGCTGATGTTAAAAAGTAATCGTTTAATGTTCTCATTGTGTTTTCTCCATTTGTTGTTCCATCTATAACCTTATTAAGATTTCAACGTTTTGTTTAATTGACTGGGGTGCATTTTTTTAGGTTACACCCCAAGCAAATTTATTTATTATGAAGTAGTTAAATCTGTGATTAAACCACTTGCTTTTTCATTTCTTGACTCAAGAGTGTATTCAGCAACCATAAATCTCTGATCTGCATCAGCGTCTTGTGCAGGAGTTTGTAGTGAGAAGTCTCTTAAGAAAGAACAAGCCCAGTATTCCATATCTAAAATAAGTGCATCTTGACCTATTTTAGCAGAAGTAGCATTAGCACCTCTTATGAATCTATTAGGAGATACTTGCATAGTTCCAAAATCTGACTCATATACATCAATAGAAGTAATTAATCTTCTATCTTCTGCAGCGTCAAATCTAGTAGAACCACCAGTAAATCCAGATAGTTTTTGTTTGTTAAAAGCATTAACCATAATCATGTTAGGGTTTCCGCCTTCATTGTAACAAGATACTAGAACACCTTTTAATTGTGCTTCAGTAAATGCTCTTTGAGTACCATCTGTTCTGATTGCACCATTACCAGCACCTGAACCACCTGCACCAGCGTCAACATTAGTTTCAAACCAAGTTTGAGCTCCTCCAAGTTTTCTAGCTGTAGTAGCATCACCTGCTGCTTTAGCGATATTAGTTAAAAGAGCTACTTCCATATCTCTTTTTAACTCTTTAGCACTTTTTGCAACTTGGTAAGCTAACTCATTATTTCTTCCAGCAGAAGTTACAGAATCTTGCGTTCCTGAAACTTTAATTCCTTTAGTAGAAATTTGAGTGTAGTTAGTTTCTTTAACTGATGGTGTTAGAGTTGCATAACTTATACTAGCTCCTTCAATAGCAGCATTCGCAGCAACGTCAGCTAGTGCATCAGTTTGCCATTCATGTAGTGTGTTTGTTGCTTTTGTTTTCGCAATTCCAGACATAAAAGGAGTTTCAGTTGGACTGATCGAATATATAATATCCGATAGGTCTTCTCTGTTTCCTATAGCTTGGTATGTTTGATATGTAGCCATTTTATTTTCTCCGTTAGGTTATTGTTTATAGATAACGCATCAATAAATCGGTAGCATCTTTTGTGCTTCCTGATTTCTTCAAC